TCTCTTGCCTTTTCTTGCACCATCACTATCTTCTATCTCTCTTAGGAAGTCATCGGCAGATGCTATGGCTTGTTCCTTAGTGCCAACACTAACTACCCTTAATCGTCCATTAGAACGCTTTACAAGGGCTATAGACACATCATCTAAGTGTGCAACTAACCCAAAGCCATTAAATCCACTAGCACTCATACAACGTCCATTATCAAATAGATCAACCCAACGATAAGGCGATCTATCCATAAGGTCAACTTCGGTCATAATGAAGTCTTCTAATACTTCTTTATCTTGTTTGCCGAACTCATATCCACATAAAGGACATTCACGAGATGATAAAGGTACAATTGACTCGCATTGTGGACATATTTTTTCAGGGCCTGCACCTGTTCCTCTAGCCTCTGAACCTTCTAAATCAACTGTTTCATCTAACGATCCATGTGTAAGTACACTTGTTCCAAAGTCTAAAACTATACAATCTTTTTTAATAATTCCAGGGTGTTCTTCGGGGTCTATTGTTCGTAAGCCACGACCAATCATCTGCACCATTGTAGATTTGTATGAGCATGGTCTTGTTAAAACAATGCAACTAACTGGTGGAGCGTCAAACCCCTCTGTAAGCACAGCAACATTAACAACCACCTGAACATCTCCATGTTCTAAATCATGTAGTATCTGCTTTCTTTCTTCGCTTGGAGTATCACCCGTAAGCAATTCAGCTCTAATGTTAGCTCTACGATACTCGTCACAAACATCTTGAGCGTGTATAATAGTAGAGCAGAAAACAACTGTTTTTCTACCAATAGCTTTCTCTTGCCACTCTTGAACAATACGCTCATTAATGGCTCGTTTGTTCATAATACGCTCAACTTCGCCCATATCAAAATCAGATATAGTTTTGCGAACATTTTCTAATTCTTGTCTGACACCTACATCTACAACAAATGTCTTTGGTGGTACGAGAAAACCCTCACGAATTAATGTAGTTATTTCTATTTGATGCGAACAATTATTAAATATGCTGCGTAAACCTTTTCTATCTCCACGATTAGGAGTCGCTGTAAAGCCAACTATCTCAACTGAATTGTTAGCTTCTTTAACTCTATCAATAATTCTTGTATATGTTTCTGCTATTGCATGATGGCTTTCATCAACCACAACCATGTCAAAATCACACATGTTTTCTAAATTGTTCGGTCTTGAAAGCGTCTGCACCATACTAAATATAGTTTCACCAGACCAATCTTTCTCTGATCCATCTACTACACTTGTTGTTATCTTTGGATTTACCTTTGAAAACTTTGTTCTGTTTTGCCTAACCAACTCGTCACGATGCTGCAATATTAAAATCTTTTTGCCTTGCTTGTATCGTTTGCCGACTAAAGCTGAAAGCATGATTGTCTTACCTGCTCCCGTTGGAGCGACAACAATAGTGTTTTTGTGTTTGGTAAGAGCAATAGAAGCATCGTCAACTGCTATCTTTTGGTATGGTCTAAGTATCATTAATTATCCTTTCATGGCTAGATGAAGTGGGTAGTTTGGCGGCGCTCGTACTACCCAAACGAGTTCTAGCAGACGAAGGAAAGTCTTGCCGCTAGAAATAAGTTACCCTTTAAGATGCCCAAGGTGGCACTACACTACCTGCCGTGGTAGCTTGGGGTTCAGATATTGGATTGCTCTGTTGAATAGGAGCAGTAGCTTGAGGTGCATGACCACTAGGAATATAATCCTTATGATCTGCAGCTATTGGGCTGACCATCTTATTCTTATCTGCATATCCATTAGTACCTTTTTCAATGCCAATCTTAATGCAGAACTCCTGACCTTGCAGAGCATCAACACCAGGAATCTTTCTTTTATTATTAGATTCAGGTGTTACGTCTTTAGGATCAAGACCAAGCATACTATCAACCAACAGACGTAAAGTTCTAAGACCATTCACTCTTGCCTTAGATACGCCTTGATCGTTCTTAGCATCTCCATCAAAGAATACATTTTGCCAAACTTTACGCTTGTCAAACTTACCACCAACGATGGTAAATTCAGTCTCTATGTATTTCGCACTTGAATGTGGAGACTCCTTAAACATTGGCGTACTTGAAAATTCTTCAATGGTTAAGTAGTTAGGTTTAATTAAAAGAATAGCACGAGCAATCGTTCCTTCAGGAATCAATTCAAACTCGGTATTTGTTTCGCTCATGGAAACATCATTTAAGTCAAGCATTATTCATATCTCCTTCGTTGCTGGACGTTACTTTAGCAGGGTCAATAAAAGTCAATTCTCTTTCTGACTGCTTTACCCCACCACTCATTTTAGTCAGTAGTTTACCTAAATGCGGCTCTTCCAATATATCGAGTCTGCCCGATCTATCTTTTGCTGGATACCCCCATTCATTTAACGTCTGACATACAAAAGCACGGTATGTGCCTGTGTTCTCATCTCCAGTCATAACTGCCATTGTGATAACTTCATCAACAATTCCAGGAAGTTCACGACCAGTCTTAGTGCCGTCTATTTGCAGTTCAAATATCTTACGACCATAATCATCAACCTTCTCATCGAGAATACCAACGAAAATTACATTCTTACTACGAATATGTTGCAAGTGAGTAAGCCAAGACATCATCTCTCTGCCGTGCATACCATACACAGCACGAGTATCAACCTTGCCACTTCTCTCTGATTTATTATCAGCATGACCCATACAATGCTGAAAACATAAACGACCTGCTACAGTAATACTATCAACAAATATGCTATCGTATTTGCTCATCATTTCTAATGGATCACCGTATAACGATTTCACATAATCGTAGTGAGCATTACTGTAAGGTTGATCGTCAGTTAAAGCTGGATTTGGGCCACCTAAGAAACAAGCGAAATCACGACATTCAGCCCATGTTTGTGGTCTTACCATGTCGATCATCCAACCCTCAATAGCTGCATCTCCAGCTTCTAAGTCCATAAACAATGTTGTCTGCGAATCCAAAGTTCTTGCTAGTGTAGTTTTACCAACACCACTTTGACCACAAATAACAATCTTATGACCTTTCTTTTCAGCCATACGTTCTTCGGCTGTTATTATCTTTAATCCCATACAATCCTCCTAAACTGATATATCTATGGTTGTGCCTTTAAGTTCAACAACCCTATGTTCTTGTAACTTAGCCTTGATAGACGGTTGAGCTGCATTGTATTTCTTTTCTTCAACAGAATAAGTTAACTTTGCAAAGTGCCTAGCGTCATCAGGCTGCATTTCTGTAAATGCAATGGCGAGACCTTCTTGATCCCAAGTAACTTTCTTACTTAATGTTACTTTGATCTTGTAACCATCTTCATTAATGGTTACTGATCCATAATCTTTACCATCATCAGCTAGTCTGTCACGAGCATCATTCTGATACCTTTCAGCTAAGACAATGTTAAGATCATTTATCTTTTCTTTGATTTTATCTAATTCTTTTTTTAGATCATCTTTATAATGATAAAGAGATTCAATAGAATTATGAAACATTTTTTCGGCATTCATTGACCTTCCTTCCGTATATTTAAGTTGCTAGAAACTCTAAAATAGGAACTGTAAACCAGTTTGTCAACAATATTTGTTATTTTTTTTTAAAAGTAAGCAAAATGTCAATGTTATGAATGGCTAACATAAGTTTTTTCTTTAGCTTAAATTCAGGTGTGAGAACGCCTTTAGCATCTTCAACTATAAATCTTGATGATCCATCTTCGTCTACTAATAAATAGGTATAATCAGCAATATAACTACATATCTTTTGACCATTTACATTTAATTCGTATTTAATTTGTCTATCTAATTGGTCAACTACACCAGCTCTTTCCATAGATTTAAGCTGACCCCAACGCTCTGCTTCCCACCTAGAATCAAACTTTAATCCCATTGCAACTGTCTTTTTTGCAAAATACTTGTTGGGTTTCCCAATTTTTCTAGGTATAATTCTTTTATTATTGCTATACATGGGAGTTATTATAATGACAGACACAACAAAATTCAAGTCAATTGGTATAGATGTTGACACTTATAACAAATTAAAAAGAATATGTGCTGATGAAAGACGTAATATTCGTCAACAAGTATCCATTTGGGTGGATAAAGATTACGAAGAAAGATTTAAAGACGATAATAAAGTAACTCATTTAGGTTTAGGTACGCTTAGTTAAATGATTAAGTTACCTAATAAAAAATATAATATTATTTATGCCGACCCCCCTTGGAAATACAAAGAAAGTTGGGGGAATGGTCAAGTTGGTTACAACACAATGACCAATAAAGATATATGTAATATGCAAGTTTCAGAAATTTTAGATGATAAAGCCCATTTGTATTTATGGGTTACAAATCCATTTATTCAAGAAGGTTTAGACGTTTGTAAAGCATGGGGGTTTGATTACAAAACTTTAATAACATGGGTAAAAACTTATAAAGATGGAACTCCAGAAATGGGTATGGGTTATTATTTTAGAGGTTGTACTGAGCATATTATTTTTGGTGTAAAAGGTAAAATGAAATGCCTTAACAAAACTACAAAAAATATGTTTATAGAGGTAAATCCAAAAAAACATTCACAAAAACCAAAGCAAGTTAAAGATATGATTGTTTCATGTAGTGGTGACTTACCAAGAATAGAGTTGTTTGCAAGAAATATAGGTTTATTTTCTAATGGTTGGGATGCTTGGGGAGATGAGGTCTAATTAAGCGACTTGTTCTTTAACACCTAAATTTTCCATGCGTTTTATTAAGCGATTTGCACGATTAGTGACCTGTTTATGCCATCTCGAATCTTCCATTTGAGTTGCACATTCGAGCCAATCTTCCTCGTCTATAGCAGCACGAAATTTAACAAATTTGGATAAACGAGGTCTGCCCATATTGAACATCATATTGCACAAGATCAATTGCACTTCTTCAGGTAAGTCATCAAATTTATCAAATAACTTTTTACATTCTTCTATTGTGCCATGAACATCAGTTTGGAAACAATTATTAACTCGTTCTTCTGAAACTGGTGTTCCTACTTCTTTACCATATTCTTCATCCCATTCTGTTATAAGATGACCTATCCCATGCGTAGGCAAACCAAGATGATCGAGATACACTTCGTACTTACAACCTTCGTCTTCTTTTAATTCTTCTCTTAATTGTTCTATGTTCATTGTGTAAATATTCCTTGTGGTGTTACGCCTGTATCAACTTTAGGCGTTCCTCTTCTTTCAATATACGCTAAGTCTTTTGGATTAATTCCTAAAGCTGCTCCAATGCCAGGTTGTGTTACATCTATTTTTCCTATATTTGAATTTGGACTCACAGATTTTAAACCTTGCATTTGATTGTTTGCATTACTTGCAACATTTTTTATGGCTTTATTTATTCCAGCATTTTCTGATACAGCTTGTAATTGTTCATTTGCATCAGAAACATTTTCTTCAACAGATTGGGTTATAGCTTGTCCTGGACGAAATGCGTTAGAAACAGCAGTAAGAAATTGACGTTGTTGTTCAGCAGTTGGATTTGCAGTTCCTTCAAGTTTCTTTGATGCTTCTACAATTTCTTTCATGGCTTTTTTACCAGTAAAAAGCTGTCCAAGAACAAACATTTTAGCAATTCTACCAACATTGTTAAATACGTTAGCTAAAATACCTGCTGCAACAAGATCACCTTTTGGTATGTTTGTTGATATTTTTTCTACAATTCTACCAAAATCTCTAATATTTTGTGCTACACCAGCAGTGTCGCCAACATTAGGAAAAACTATATCAAGTTTATTGCTCTTGTCAGCCTTACCTATGTTCTTA